ATTTAAGAAAATTATCGGCTAACTATCACTCCATTACAAACAGTTTGTTTGCAACAGTTTGAGGCTGAGCTTGGTTTAAAACCCGCCAGGCGTTCTGGGGATCACGGGCCATTTGCTCGCTGAAAGAACCCCAGAAGTTTTCAGGGGCTTGGGGAGCTGCTGCCTGAGGGGGAGCAGGCATCTGCTGGCCGATTTGGGCCATTGCATTCTGCTGAACAGGCGCGGTGGGATAACCTTGGGTTTCCAACTGACCTTCGTTCTCGTACACAGGGTACGGACCTTCAGGGCCGAAGAACTTCAGGGTGTAATCGCTGAGAACATCAGGATTGGTAAGAATCTCGTTATAGGCGAGGTTCTCTTGATGCTCGTTAACAGCAAAGTTGGCGTAACCTCTGATTGCGTCATTTGCGCGATTTCCCCACGCCACGGCGCTGTCGACCAGGCTTTCCAGTTCCACCGCGTAGTTGTTCAGAAGAACCGGTGCCTCGACTCCGAACGCGTCCATCACCTGACGGCTTTCCGCGCTCATCCCCACCGCGTCCGCCATCTGCTCGAAGGAAAGATTCGAGGAGGTTTGGGAATAGTTGGGAGAGAATGCCTGGCTGGGAGACCAGGTCAGCGGATCCGATTGTTGCGTAGCCGGGGCGCTCTGTTGTCCGTAATTCGCCGGGGTAAATGCTGTCGGCGCTTGAGACGGTTGAGCCTGGAACGGGGATTGGACTGGTTGACTCAGTAGACCCACCACCTTGTTGAATGCCGATTCCCAGGGGCTGTTCTGTGCCTCCGGTTGGGATTGGGGGGCGTACTGAGTAGGGGCGGATTGGTAGCTGGGGGCTGCCTGAGGTACCGCTTGGGGGTAGCTCGTACCCACCTGATAAGCCACTGGAGCCGCTGCCGGTGCCGGAGCTGCCGCCGGTGCTGCCGCCACGTAGCTGCTCGGAGCGACGGCTGACGGTACTTGGCTCGTCTGTGGGGTCGATTGGACGGTAGCGTCCTGCATAACTCATCTCCTTTTGTAAGGCTTCTAAGGTGCGATACAGATATGGGGTTAAATCCAATCGGGGATCCGCAGCCATCGGTAAATCCGGTGATTGCGGGTGAGGGGTCTGCATCATTCCCCCCACAAGGCGGGCAAATTGAGAGTATGCACCCTGCAATTCGTTCACCATTCTGAATGGGAACCCCGATAGCATCGCGGCCCTTTCCTCATCCGTTTTTGAGGGGAAGAGGTATTTCAGTGCCTCAATGCTATCAACACCTAATTCTTGCAGATTTCGTACAACAATGGAGTTATTTAATACATCTTGGGTTGAATCTTCGTACACAGGACCCATCCAACGCCATTGAATAGTGACGTCGCCATCAGGAATTAAACCAAAAACACCCGGGGGGATCTGTTGCGTTTCAAGGCAAGCCAACATCAACTGCTTGACCTGTTCTTCAAACATATCCATTGCTTGCTCATAAGCAGCAATGTCTTCCGCACCTGCCGTCTCTGGTAATTCAAGGGGCTTTTCTAAGCCTGCGGCAGCAGCAAGACTTTCGCGGAATAGCTTTTCTTCCTGGAAAATAATCAGTTCAAGGCAACGACAGATTCCGTACGTGTAAATTGAACTGCTCTTTTTCTTGGATGTCGCGGCGACGCGCCCAAATAGGGATTTGTACTCAGTTGCAGTAACACCAGCAGAAATCGACAGCTCATCCACACCGCCAAGAGCAGTACGAATTTCTTCCCTATACTGTCGAGCGAAAGAGTTTTGGTCACCGGTAATTGCATCAGGAACGATATAGCCAACACGGTCATTCGGTTCCAAGTTTGCAATTACTCGCGGTACTCGGATCTGACCATCTACTCCACGGGATACGGGATCTGATTTAAACCGAGATTGGCTTAAAGCACCGGGGCCAGAAAAACCTGAACTAGCTGCAATAGATGGACGCTGAACAACAGCATCTCCACCTGATTCCATTAAATCAGTTTTTGGCCTTGAAGAAAGTAGCGTAGGATTCCCAAAAAAGGTTACGTTCTTCCGCATTGTGCGGATCATGTCATCATGCGTGCAAATATGATTTGCTAACGCATCAAATTCACCGACACCTTCTGCAGAAAACCCTTTAGCGTTGTTAAAAATCTCAACGCAAGGAATGAATCCAAGTGAATTTTTAAATGTTTTAGTTTTCCCTTGTATGGCTTGGTAATTAGTATCAAATGAAATTTCACCTTCTGAGTGTGTTTCTTCGATAGTTTTACGTTTAATAGACAGACGAATATAACGCTTGACGCCACCACGGCCCATGCCTGCTGGACCAGAAATCGTGTCAGACTCGATATCTTGCTGGTAACCAAGTCCTTGGCGGACTTTATAGCTGTAGATGATGACCACTTCATCTAACTCACCGTCGATGTTGTAGAAACTTCGGTATTCGTGACGACGGAAGTAATAGAGACGATAGTTGTTCTGTGTAGGACGGATGTAAAACATCCCTTGTCCATCACACAGGAAATAGTCCCAGATAGAATCCAGGCGTGTATCCAGCTGGTTGTATTTGATTACACGGTCAACAAAATCTTTGCGCTGATTTCCAAAGTTATCTTGCGCAGGAAAAAACTCGACACCCTGTCGGATGCCGAACAGTTTCATCTGGGCTAGGTGAGACGCAACAATACCCGTATCGATATGGGAACCCCCATCCTTATCGAGATAGGAATCAATAATTTCTTTGAGTCTGGCTTTTGCGTCTACAGCCATCCAACTATTTTCCTATTTATCTTTATTGATCTTAGCAGTCTTCGCCTGCTTCTTTAATGCGAGCCACATCTTGAAGTAGAGAATCTCAGCACCGCTATAAAGGTGTGCGTTCTTGATCGCTTTTTTTACAAGCTTTTTACTTTTTCTTTTTATCTTTGTAGCGGCGGGCTGCGCGTCCTGCTTTTTTCGCTCGTTCTGTATTGGCAACAAACTGTTTTCCTTTACGGCTTCCGGCTCGTTTTTTGGCATCGGTTTCCTCCCTTTCTTCTTTGGATAAAGACGCCCATGCCTTTTCAGGCAGGTAGCGTTTAGTAGAACCGTCTTTTTGAATTGCTTTGTCTGCCATTTCAAACCTCCAGTTCTAGGCACTCAGGCCATGTTTTACTTTTAAAGAAATAGTGTAAGTCAAGTCTTTCTTCTCGATTCTCAGGCTTTGCAAAAAATGGGTCTGCGTACAGTCGTTTAATTGCGCCGTGATATTGAGAGCAACTAAGTGACCATGCAAGCAGAACCGGGGTAATCATTTTTTATTTTTGATGTAGTCGTCTAAAAATTTCTGAACTGTTTCCGCTTGCTCGCTATGGAGTTTGCTGCTTTTTTTCAGCTGAGCTGGTAATTTTTTTATGCTTTCAGGTAAGTTCATTTTTTGCTGTCCTTATATTTTTTGGCTGCACCACGGGCTTTTTTACGTTTTTCATATTCATCTTTTGTCATCCACTTCTCCTTGCCCCACTTCTTCAAGTCTTTCTGTTTTTTACCCTCACCACCTTTATAACCACCGCCTTTCTTTTTGTATTCGGCGGCAACCATCTGGGCCTTTCGCGCAGACCACTGACCGGGCTTACCACCCTTGGAGCCAGCCATGATGCGCTTTTTGATGCTTTCGCGCAGACCTGGCTTTGTATATTTGGAGTCGTCTTGTGCCATCAGGAAACCATCTTGTTGACGAAACCGTTAGGAAGACTTACGTTTCCTGGTTGGTTGAGTTGAGGCCCACCGTAGAGACCTGCATTAGCAACACCTTGCATGTTGCCTACAGCACCGGGCAGATTACTGGAACCAGGTGCAGTCACAGTTGGTAGTTGCGGACCGCCTAATCTACGTAACATCTGTTCTGCAGCTTCTTTTTCTGCACCTGCAGCACCTTCTTGTAAATTGCGAATACCACGAATTTGTCGAGTTCTTGAACTCTCGTTAATAGGGAAGCTGACTCCAGCCAGGTTTCCTACAGCTCCTGCAATACCAGACTGGCCTGCGTAATACATAATCTATCCGCTCGATCTTTTTATTTTACTCTTCTATAACTTCGTAACCCGATGGGTTATTCAGTTTGGTAAGAGTGATTCCTTCTCCTTTCATGTTCCATTCGAGGAGATCGCCCTCTAACCAACCTAGTTCTTCCAAGATGTCTTCGGGGAAAGTAACGTACTGATCACCGTTCTGATCTTCTTCGATCTCCAAAATGTAACTCATTTCTCAAATATCTTTTCCATAAGCTTATCAAGCTTATTGTTAATTTGTCGAAAGTTTTCGTGCATGTCCTGGATCTCTCTGAGAAAATCCACCTTCAGCACGTAATCTAACGGCATGCGATTGACCTGATCTTCTAACATGTCGATCCTGTTTTTCTGTGAACTGATGTAGTCGAAAGATTGTTGGATCCGCTCTTTTTGCCGGTCAATAATCTTGCTTGCGACCCAGCCACCGCCTGTAAAGGCAGATACAATCAAGGTTGCAAACGCAGCAATATACTCTGGACCCACTGGACCAATCTTTTTTTTAATTCTACGCTTAGTAATCGAGGTGCAACTGCCCTTTTCTAGCTAAACCATTAACAAGCCAAACCAAAGCATCCACACAATCGTCATGGCTACTAACGCCGAAATTCGTGAGTTCCTCGAAGAGATTTGTGAAGTTCCGGTAACGGTTAAAGATGATCTTCCGGTCTTCAAACATGCCCATGATTCCACGGAACCGTGCAAGCTTATCTGCACGGAAACCTTTTACGGGATGCCAAATGAGGTTGTAGAGACCCTCGTTATTGAGGCAGACCCGCTTGAAGTCAGCCTCCAGTGAAGCCTGGTATTGCACAGCTTCAGACCAGATATCACAGGTTGAGAAAGTCGGGTAGTAGTTCTTATTTTCATCTATACCGATGATTGACCAATCGTTAAGAAGTTCTTTCATTGCGTCAAGCTTTTCAAGGTTGCCCATGACCCTGATCCGCCTGTAATCGATGATATGAATGCGATCACCAATACGTCCGCCTAGGACCATGACTGTGTAATCGTTCTTTTCCTTGGTTCCTGCAGAAAGGTCTACCCCGACACCCAAGGTGTCAAATTCGGTCGATATTTCTGCTTTAACAATCAGTTCTGGTGCCAACGACAACTCGTTTTGCCTAACAACCTGATTCATGTACTGAAACGAGAACGCAATCGGTGCCTGTCGTTTCTTCTCCTTTAGGTAATCTAAAGACCACATTTCCGGCCAATAGGACTTTTCATCTCCTGTTTCAGGATCATTGAGAATGGCCGATAGAACAATTTGACTCCAGTTATTTTGTTCGTTAAATGTTGTGGAGTGAATATCATCATGTCTAAAGCGTGTTCCCAGGCAAATAGCTCGGGCACCTTCAAACATTGTTGGTGCAATAACAGCATTCCAGTTTTCCTGCATCTGTTTTCTGATGTCAGGGTTGGCGATGTCAGCTGCTGATTTGATGGCGTCATCAATCATCACCAGATGAGAACGCTTGGATGTCACCGAACCTTTCAATCCAGCAGCACAAAGCGTGAATTGCTCCTCACCTGTGGTGTCAATACCTGCAAACTTATGGTCAATCGACCAGTACTCGTTACTTGTTACGTTCTTCAGAAGGCGTACAGACGGGAATACTTCTTGGTATCGTTTACTTTCAATAATTCGTTTGATTGTTGCCGACTTAGATCTTGCAATGTCCACGGTATAGGACAAGTACAGGATCTGTAGCGGTAGTTTTTCGTGGGTGTGAATGCCTATAGCCCAAGCTGTAAGAAGGCCTAAGACCGTTGACTTGGCAGAACCCCGTGGTGCAAGAAGATCAACATTAGGGCCAGCAATCTTAATCAGACAAGAACTATCTTGATCAGTGATAAAGTGACGATGCCAATGCTGGTGATGTTCTGCAGGCGGTTTATCTGCTACATACTCACAGAAAAAACCAAAGTCTTCACGGGCTTTTTTTAAAAGTTCCGCGTTCTTTGGCCTCTTGATTTGTTGATTGCGTGCCGCAGCCTTGGCATTTCGTCGATAAGCAAGGTGCGTATAACTTGGCACGACAGTAGATCAATACTACTTAAATGCTATCTTATTTTTCTTTTTTCTTGTCTTTTTTCTGCTCTTTATATTTACGTGCTTTTTCCAGGGCAGCCTTACGCTTTTCCTTGTCGCTCATCTCAGAGCCATCTTCTTTTTTGGCTTCTTTCTTCTTGAAATACTCAAGAAGCTGAGGCGGCATTTTCTTTTTAGCCATTTTTAATTACTGTCGCACTTATAGTGCTCTGCGTATGAATTTATTTTAATTGACCTATTCTTCCAGCTGCATTCTTGCCCATACGCTCATTGTTGCTTCTTCCAACGGAATCTCGATCGGGTCGTCTTTAAAAATAAACATCAGTTCACGAATAGCACGGTCTGCACCTGCCATCAACAAACCTTTTCTGTCACGGGTGCTAGTAAACTTCTCTACTTGGTCAATGTGACCACGAAGTTCTTTCTGCATGGAAGCAACACGTGCAACACCAGCATCACGCTTAACGGCACCGTTTTCTACGTCTTCACGCAGTTTGCGGATGTCCTCCTGCATCTCGTCGATTTCGTACAGGAGTTTCTTCCGGTGATCCGGTTTCTTGTAGTTGTCTTTGACCCAGAGATCACAGGGCTGAATACTGCCTTTGTAGCCAAGAAATCTGGCATACAAATAAATCTCGATAACTGAGTAGTTATCTGAGCAAAAAGCAGTAAACGATTCTTGCGTAGCGGCGTCTAAGTTATCGACCCAGGTGTCGAATAACTCAATATCGATAAGCTCGTTGGGCCTGATCGTAGTCCCGCTTTTCGTCTTCCTGGCGGAATCGCTGCTGTTGCGCTGCTGATTCGCGGGTTTCGCTTGCGCCCTTACCGATGGTTTCTCGTTCTTGCTCACCGGCAGTCTCCATTTTCTTTTTGGAAAATTCGTAAGCCACACCAGCAGCTTTCTTGTACTTATCTAGATCAAACCAATCATCTGCATCGGTTTGTCCGGCGGGTACACTGCTAGTCATGGCTTATCAAATCCTAGAAGAAATTATCAGAAGTTGCCCATCATGCCAGCCAAACCGGTGGCGAAGATGTCACGACGACCTTCAAGAGACTTCTGGCGTTGCTGACGGCCTTTAGAGGCCTCCAAACGGGCCAGAAGCTGCTCGAATTTTGCTAAGTCAAAATAGTCATCTTTGTCACCCTGCGCGACAGGGACAGCTAGGATGACCTCGTTTTTCTTTTTAGCCATCGCCTTGTAAGAAATAAAAAGGAATTAACGAATGGATCAGAAGTTGCCCATCATGCCAGCCAGACCGGTGGCGAAGATGTCACGGCGACCTTCAAGAGACTTTTGGCGTTGCTGACGGCCCTTAGAAGCTTCCAGGCGATTCAGAAGATCCTCGAACTTTTTGATATCAAAGTAATCGTCGTTGTCCGGTTGGTTTGCGGGAAGTTGAGACATTTCCTTATAAGAGTCGGAACTGAGTTAATTATAACAAGTGAATATTTAAAAGCTAAACGTGCCAACCAAGGATTTATACAGATCACCCTGTCCCTTGATCTTTTGCAGTTCTTTCTGTCCTTCGCTCCTAAGCTTGGTGGTTTCTTTGTTGATCTCACCCTGTAAATTAGTCAGGCCAGCACTGTAAAGGAACTGGCGACTGTCTCGCACATTTTGAAGTTGTTCTTGAATTTCTGCAGGCGTGCCTTTAAATTCATCCTGGAAATCAGGCAGGCTAATTTTTGTTCTGTCAGCCAGATCACCTCCGTAATTAGGGAGAAGATTCTTATCAAATTTAAAGGTACGGACACCTGTCAGCTTACCTTCATCAGTTTTATCCTGCTTGCCAAACATCGTGTCGTAGTAGTTGTCCAAGTAGCTCTTGTTGAACTTATCTTGGTACTCACTTCCCTTTGTAAGGGAATCACGAAGATCTTTGATGTCGGTGTAATAGCCTTGATCAAACCGATCCATTGCTTTCTTCCGTTCTTCTGGAGTGGCTGCCCGACCCAAGATCTCTTCGAACGCAGCAGTAATACCGGTATCACGACGTCCCGGAAGAATATTTTCTAAATAGTTTTGTGTGAGTGCAGTTGCACGATCCCCAACAGTCATATCGTATTTAGCACGATAATCAGTCAGGCGACCTTGTGCGTCATTAAAAGTAATTAGACCAGCATTTAATTGGTTCTGGATGTTATCGGCATAACTATCGTATGCTGCTGCACCTGCTTCATTCCTAATTCGCGTGCGTTCCTTTTCATCATCTATTGCTTGCTGTGCACGATCGTCAGCACGCTCATCCTTTTCAATCTGATATTTCAGATACTTTTCAAAACTATCATCCTTTTCAATTTTTGGTGCTTCGTACGTAATCTTGGGACCGCCACCGTAACTAGCCATTATTTATACCTCAAACAAATAAAGTGTCTACGTTGACGGGCGCAACACGGCCGAACATACCCATCATAGCTCCTTGTTTTTCTGCAAGAGTACGTTTTAAAGCTTCCTTATTTTGACGACGAGATAATGCTTTGGCTTCTTCGGATCCCTGAAGACCAAGAAAAGCTCGGCGTTCAGCCATATCGCCAGCTAACTTCAGTTCCCGTAACGGACCTTGCGTGAAAAGAGCTGCCTTTCTTTGACGGTCATAATCAAGGTCAGCCCCAGTGGTCGCACCAAAAACCCGGTTGGCAATATTACTTGCCTCCTGGAATTTGGTCATGTCGCGGGTCATCTGAATTTGATTCTTCAGCTGATCCGCTGCCGCAGCTAACTGCGCGTTAGCGATATTGGCCTGCGTTCTCCGCTGAGCTATACCACCGAAGATACTTGCGCCAAGATTGGCAAGTCCTAGACCAGCTGTTAAGGGATCCATTCCTGTACTTGCTCCTCCTTCTGAACTGCCTGATAGTGGGTTGTAATCTCCTAAGTCCAGACCATAAGATTCTGCAGGAGATATTCCACCAGGTAAAAAACTAGAACCACTAGCGAAAAGGTTCTTGTCTGGATTGAACTTAAATAGTTGACCCATGGCTTTAGTTTACTGCACCCTATTGGAAATACCTAAAGGTGGGGTTTTGATAAGCACGCGCTTGAATGTTCGGCTTAGGTAATGCTTCAACACCACGCATCACGGTATTAGAGATGTCCCTTGCACCTTCCCTCATCAGCCGTCCAGATCCCGCCAGACCAGCCATAATGGTGTCGGGGATACGACCCATCATTTCGTACTGGAAAGCAGTCTTAGCAGAATCTTTAGCGAGCTTTTGTCTGTATTCAGCATCTTCCTTCAATGCCCCTCTAATGTCAGCAAACGAAGGCTGAGTAGGCAATTTATCTAGGTAACGACCTACCGCTGCATCTAAGGGATTAGCTGGATCAGCAGTAGGTGGTGCTATAAGTTTATTGTATTCGGCTTGTTGAGTTTTTAAATTTAAATCATCTAACTGGCTTTGACGTAAAGCCGACATACGCTCTTGTACATTGTACTTATTAGGATCTCCTCCTTGACCCGTAAACAATTGATAATCTGACTGTAATTCAGCAGGAATTAAACCGCCAATCCGTTCTATATCTTGTTGTGCTTTTGTTTTTAACTGTGGCGTGTTTCCTTGCCCTGAGAATGAGCCCGCATTTCCTAAATCAATGCCAGGGAAACCAGGGCCAAAGACAAAGGGATACGATCCACCTGGCTTCTTATTGAAGGCTCCGGCCATTCTTTCTGAAAGTGGATAAGCCATGATCAACCCCTCCCGAAGGTAATGTTAGGTGCGCTAAGGGTTGCCCCTGAGTAAGGATTATTTGCAAGTGCTGTACGAGCAAGGGCTCCGCTTTCTGCCATACCTTGACCAGCGAGCTGGAAGTTACCAGCGGTACGTGCAAGTTTTTGGTAGATAGCGCCTTGGGTATTCAACAATGACTGTTGGGCAGTAACTTGTGCCCGCCGTTGCTGATCAAGGAAAGGTGCAAGAGTTTGAGTCAGATATTGTCCTTGAAGCTGTTGTTGTAATTCAAGGTCTTTTTTAATTTCACCTCTTTGGAATTCAGCTTCACCACGGCGGCGTGCTCGTTCACCAATCTTGAGAGGGCCAATCTCTAAATCAGGAAGCAATCCACCCATTCCTAATAAACCTGCACCAGCTGCTCGAGTAACATTCCCTGCGCCACCTAGAAGAGCAGGCGTAAGCATAGGGGCACCTAAACCTGTCAGTGCTTGAGCGGTCTTACCATAACGTCCGGCAAATTGAGTTAAGCCTGCACTAGCGGCACCGGCTAAAGGATCTCCACCTAAACCCTGGAGAAGAGAAGGAACAAAAGGCGCGGCTGCAAGGGCGGTTTTTCCTGCGGCCCCTGCAAGTTTAAGGCCCGCTGCTTTTGTACCGACACCTTTCGCCAGCAAGCCTAGAACTAACGGAGCGGCTAGTGGAGCGGGCATTTGTTTCTACTCGACTATTTCTTATCTTTTAATTTTATCAGCCTCAATACTCAAGAGTAGATGGAAGTTTTTCAGGATTATTACGTGCGCTAGCAATACCTAAGTTAAGCAGTTTGCCAACAGTTGCACCACCAACAGCTCCTGCAAGAGCTATGGGAGCAGCAGCCCGAGTTCTGAGCCCACGGCTTAAACCCTGACGTAAAGCAGTTGCGCCGCCTACACCAGCACCGACAGCTTGTAGACCAACGGGAAAACCGACAACTTTAACTTCAGGTTCCCCTTGTAGGTTTTCATCAGTTGCTTTCAACAAACCTAAACCAAGTACTCCCCGGTCTTGGTACTGGCTTCTCATTGCTTTACCATAACGCTCCGGCGTCAAGCTAGGAATATCTGCTTTGGCAGTTTCATACTTTAAAGGTCTTCCACGGCGACCTAAAAACAGTCTGTCGAACAACTCCATGCCAGGCTCTGCTGTTTGACGGCGATCTTCTGAACCTTTTTCTGCATAGGTTTGAGCGTAACCTTTAGGACGGAATAACTCCCCTGGGTTAGTTACATCAAACGTACCTAAAGACGCTGCGGTAACTCCCCCGATTCCCCCCGTCAGTGCCGCACGTTTTACAGGACTTTTTACATCAGCCAGCTGGGGAACTGCTTGTTCAACCGCTTTTTCTGCAATGGCTAGCGGATGGTTATACCGCCAATAAAACTGACGTGTTCCATCTGTGCCAATGTCAGTCATGACACGAGCGGCATAAGCACCTAAAAACTCACTGGCACCCTCAGTTTTTTGCTTTACATCTTTGTAGAAATCTTTATTTAAAACACTATGGCGGTAGTCCTGCCTAGCCGTCATTATGTCTTCGGCTTTCTTAAAACCTTTTTTTAAACCTTCAACAATGCTCATTGGTACATACCGGGCATAGGCACCATCGCCTCTTGCTGGAGACGTTGAGGAATACCTTGAATTTGATACAACGTTCCGTCAGCCGTATTAGGCATATTCATGTTGTTTAGATATTTCATCTGTGCCAACTGCTGTTGTTGTGTTACAGCTTGACTTTCGTTATAAGCCTGCGGCATAAATCTTGGCTCCAATGCCACCACGGCACCTACGCTTCCAGCGAGCTGGGCAATCGTCTGAGGCATGCTCTGCTCATACACACGGTTGACCATTGACGAATCCGTAAGATTCACCTGCTTCCGTGGTGTGCCTTTGGCGGTTTTTAAACCGTCTTTTACACGGTAAGAATATTGACCTGACTTGGGCATGCCTAAGACTTTGCCCGTTCTTCCGGCCAACGCTCGAGATAAACCGAAGCTCGCACCAAGGTCAGTCGCACCGATCAGGAGACCTGCCAGGGGATTTCCCGTCGTCAGGGTACTAAGGCCTGTTGAAATTACTGCTCCTGGGATAGAACTCTTCAGTAACTCTTTTCCACCATCGGCCAGCGCAGCTTTACCTAAAGAAGTTCCCGCCAACTCCTTGCCGAAAGTACGTAGTCCTTGACCTAACCTTGCAAGCTGCGGAATCATTTTCTTACCTCGTTAAATCTATTTTATCTCAGTTATTTTCTTGTTCTTCAATTGCAGTTTCTTCGCCTTCACGTTCTTCTTTCTTTTCTTTCTTCTTTGACTGTGGCTCTTCTTCCTCAAGAAGCTGAGCAATAGAACGCTTATCTTCCATCTCATCTTCCACACGTTTCTCTGCTTGCGCCATCAAGTAACCATTTGGATCAGGATTACGCAAGCGCGGCATGGGATTCTTTGCACTCTGCCCAGGCTTAACCGTAGGACTCATCTCATATGCTTCGACCCAGAGGGGATTGAAATCAGGCTGGTTCTGAGGGCGCTGTGAAGTAAGGGCGCGGCCTTCATCAAAGTCATAATCCATAGGACGATTGAAACGTCCAAGACCTTCGAATAGTTCATAGTCAGATGAAACATCTTCGTTACCATCAAAGAACGGGGAGTTGCCTACGAAATTCAGATCCGGATTCAATTGTGTTTTGCGCGTTTGTGAACGCCGCAATAGATCCTGTGAAGTAAATCTCGAAGGGTTCCAGGGGTAGTCACCGCTGGTGGCCTTGGACCTAAACAAGTCGTCAAAGTCAAGGCGCTTTTTAATATCCCCCTGGCGATTGAAGGGGTTACGTATGTAGCGGCCTAGGTCAAGGCGGTGGTCCTTCATTTACTTTTTCTCTTTTTTCTTCTTTTTCAATCCTACCAACGTCTTACGGAGGTTGGCCTGCTTCACAGTCTTTTCATCGTAGTCGTCTGGGTTGGCGAGAACGTTCTCCTGCAGCTGGGCAGAGGTGATGCCTTTTTTCTTTGCCTTTGCAGTAAAGGCCCCTTCTTTAATGTCAGCCTTCTTGATCCAGTCTTTTTTCTTCTTAGCCATAATCAATTACCCTTAAGGGTACCAAGGAAAGTATTAACCAGGTCTTGTGCTTTGTCAGGAGGGTTAGTGGCACGGATGCGGCGAATTTCCTCACTAGCATCAATGCTACGGCGACCTGCCTCAGTTGGCTCCTGAGTTAAAGGCATCCGGCTAGCGCCCGGTTTGCTAGGTCGCATCTCAGGTGCTGCTGGTTTTTCAGTTGAGGGACGAATTCCGTAGATGTCAATCTCGCGTCCGGTTTGACTACGATCAGATTCAAACTTCTGAGCAGGCTGTCCAGTAATACTTTCAGTGTCATAATCACGCATACGCACCATACGGCCACCACTTCTTACTTGTCGAACTTGCTCATCTTCACGGCTTCCGGCAGAATATTCGGCAAGGTTTCTACCGCCACCGCCTCGGGCTTCTAGATCGATAGCGGGGCGATCTACGCGAAGCTCCATTGTTTCTGCAATAGGCTTACCGGTTGCAGGATCTTGTTCAAAATAAAGACGTGAACCTTCTTCTGCTTTCTGTACACGATACTTACTTGGGAAATCTTTAAGCTTAGCTTCTTCTACAACTTGGAACCGTCTTTCCGCTTCGTTGATTGGAGCAGTCAGCCCAGGTTCATACAGAGTGCGTGTACCAGGCTCATAACGAGTCCCCATCTCCTGAACCCCAAACGGCTTATAGAGATCACCTGTACTAACAACTCCAGTAGTTCCAGGGGTGACTGACTGTACTCCTTGTGGGGTTACCCTTAAAGGCAACGAAGGAGATTCGTCCATTAAAGAAAGAACAGCTGGATCACCTGTTCCTGCATATAAATCTAAAGCTTGTTTTACACGTGTGCCTTCTGCACCAGAGGGAAGCCCTCCACGGGATGCGCCAGGACCCATAGAAGTCCGTGCTTGGATTTCTTGAAGACGTGAACGGCCACGATCTAATTGGTACTGACGTAAAAACTCATTGCTTTCAGGCTCAACCGCACTGACAGCTGTTGTATTTTCAGGGTATTGCTTTAAATAAGCGTCTACAGCTTCTGGAGAAGTGCTTACAGGCTCTGAGCGAGGAAGTCGAATGGTTTTTTCTGCCTGATCTACAGGTAAACCGTCTGGTAAAGAGCGTGCCACAGAGTTAACTGCTGCATCCAGGGGTGTAGCACTGGCTAATTCGGGATTTCTAGAAATTGTGTCTTCTAAAACTGCTTCGGCTTGTTCTTTAGCTGCGTTGACAGCACCAATATCTAGATCTTCATTAGCTTGAAGACGACGCATGACTCGACCAGTGGCCTGATCTTCTGCAGAGTTGATGGCAGCAACAGACTGATCAACTTGAAGACCAACACGGGCATCTTGTTGATCCACCATGGTATTGGCGGGAACAAAATTCTGACTCTCTAGGTAATCACGTGGGGTAGTTCCTGCAGGGCTACGACCGGGGACAACTTTTTCTCCTGTGACCGGGTCAGTGATGAGTTTGACGTCTACACCGCTTTGAGGACGGGTGACTCTAGGCAACTCAGACACGGGTTTGGCTGCAGCAGCGTCATAGGCTGCTTTACGTTCTGCAGCAGTAGCTCCAGTAGGGGTTGCAGGGGTAGGAACACCGGCTGCTACAGTTTCAAGGTTGGCTTTATCTTGTAAATTAACTTGACGAGTCCCTGCTGTCGCTGATTTAGCGTTAGGGCTGACCAAATTTGCAATCTTTTGTCTGGCTTCGGCCCTACGTTTGGGATTTAGGGAAAAATATCCCAAGCCAGCCAGTAATCCACCGGTAGCAAGACCTTCTACAAACTTATTACCGCCATCTTGCGCCTGCGGGTAGGAATTCATAGCCCTTATAGCTGTTTATTTGCCTTCACACATTCTATTCTTGAGAAATCCAAGAAATAGGACGGTTATATTTAGAGAATACTGTAAAGAACCAGGAAATGGACGCAGGTACGCGCCAAAAACGGATCGAAGGCCTGGAAGCCATCAAAAGTAGGGCATTAAGTATGGCTGCAGAGGGTAAAGACTCCCTCGAAGTGCGGGACTTCGTTACTTCCGCCAAGAAAGAACTGGCATATGAGTTGCCTGACGAGGATGCATTCCAAAAAGCAGCCAAAGCGGTGATCGCATATAGGCGCAAACGGGGAGAATAATAATTTTTTGAGAATTTAAATTACGGCCAGGTAGAAATACCTGGTTTTTTTGTGTGTTTTCTTGGGCAAAGTCCCCGGTCTACGTACAAAATTGCATTTTTACTTAAAAGTTTGGACCCCTATATGTCTCGAATAGGGAACAAATTTACCTGACGGTTCTCCCACCGCCTGTCCGATTGCGCATGTGTAGGGAAAAAAAAGAAACTGCGGCATGGGTACCAGGAACTGCCTTCGATGTGCAGTGCGAACCCTTCGATTAGCCGTGTTTATGTCACCATTCCATAACAATGAGATAGAAATGAACGAATTTGAGTACAAATACTTGCAATTTCATCGTAATTATTGCGCATGAGATCGGATTTAGAGCCTTCGCCTACCCGGCGCGGCGTAGAACTGTAAGTCAACTTGGCATTGTGAGTATCACAAGTAAGTCCAAGAGTCAACTACCACATCTAGTGTTCATCATGACAGTCAATCTTCAAGACCAACAGACACAACTCGTCTTGCAATCTTTGCGGGCAACTGCACAAGAAGTAGCTCGAGTTGAAGGCATTACCTACGCCCAAGCATTGGAACGGGTGATGTCAGTTATGTGTAACGACTGATCCGTACAAGCGGGTCCGGAGGTGCAACCCCTCCGGCAGTCATTGCCTCCAGCGGAGATAGGCACCGCACCGCCAAAGCAACATGGGCATCCGTAAGTCAATCGCCTCCGGTCTGATCGCAGCAGCCCACCACCTGCAGCATGACAGATCAAAGGAACAATTGATCAGGAAA